CCGACTTCTTTTAAATATGTTTCTTTCATTTTATCCCAACTCATACCAATAGCATCTAAGTAAAATAGATTCTCTGGCTTCAACCTTCCCTCTGAATGTAGCTTGGTGTACCTTTTGATAGCTTTCTTCTTCCACCACTTACTAATATAATCTACACCCTCTTCGAACTTTTGTTTCATCTTCAGTTCGTCTTCAGATATTTCTGACCTAAGAAACTCAGCACCATTCTCATACATCATAGCAAGATATACACCTCTCTTAAACCCATGATGATATTCAGATTGTTTGATACCACACTCTTTGAAAATCATACCGAGAATTCTTTGTTTTACGCCCGATACAGGCCCCTCAATACCTTCCTTCTGAGTTGTTTGTCGTTCATACTCTTCTGACTGATTCTCTTTAATCCAATCGTGCCACAATTCATATATTGAGTCATCAGGTTTGATTGATATCTTACCTGCTGATTCACCCAATGTTTTGAAATGTGGTATTCCATTGTATTGGGAGTGAATACCATATAATGATGTAGTACCAACTGCTACAAGAGTTTGTCCATACTTCCGTTTCCAAAACTCTCTTACTTCTGGCACCGTAGTCATCATAGCAACCAATTTACCACCTAAGAAGTTATAACCCAATGGTTGGGTACATACGATCGTAGATGCTATTGTTGTATGATTGAGTTTTCCATCTTTGAATTTATTGTCCTTACTCCACCCAATGTAGTTATCTCTAACTGCCATTGATGTTACATCAGATGCAAGTGATATCTGACCTAAGAGTTTACCACTAACCCTGTCCTTAACATTAATCTTAACATTACGACCAGGATTAGCAGTAAAAGACATTGTATGAATCATTTTTCGGATGTGAGTCCACTTTGTGCTGTCTTTAGTATCCTCTACGATTTCAACATAAGGTTCTAACTCCTCAATCTCTTTGATAGTTTGTTCCAAATTGTTGATATCAGTAGGACTCCATTGAACATCATACATAGAGGCAATCTGAGATTTATCTCTAATCATTGATGGTTCTTGTAGCTCTACCCACTTCTTATATAGTGTCTGTTCTTCAACTGACATTGAAGACAGATAATCCATATTTTCGATTAACGCCTTCTTTTGTGTTTCAAAATCAAACACAGGCTTTTGTGGTTCAGCATCCCAAAAATTCATACTACCCTTATTTTACCTCTACGAGATAATAACTACTTTTCAAAGAATCATTCTCAAATTGAATGTGAGATAGTCCTTGTGATGAAATCTTCAAAGTAGCAGCTTTTGAACCTCGGTTTGCATTGAGGATTTCTTTAAGGTACTTTGCTGAGAATGAGATGGGTTGGATGTCACCCTCACATTTACAATCAACATTGATAGAGATTCTATTGGTGTTGATAGTGGAGTAACCCAATACTACCTCACCCTTACCTCCAACACAACTGAATGTGAATGTATCTGACTCATTCAATGCACTCTTTGATTTGATGAATTTAGATGTAAACTCATCATCCAATGTGATTTCTGCATCAAATGGTGGTACTTGCTTCAAATCAGGAACTACAGGAATAACCGAAAGGTCAGCCAACATATAGTTTACAGATGTTCCATTATCTGAAAACTTGACATAAGAGTCAGTTGATTCTACATTTACACTTGATTCCAATACACCCAAAAGAGCTTTGAGTTGTGATGTGGTGTAGATACCGAACTCACCATTTGGGAAATCACCCTCTTCGGAAGTAACACTCCCAAGCAAAGTCTTATCGTCAGAGATAAAACTCACTTTCATTTGGGAATCCGTTGATTCGATTTTTACTGATTCTACCTCACCACCAAGATTGTATCGGTTGATGAAGTTCTCAATACTACTTTTCTTCATAGTTTTAAATTATTAATATTTAGTTGTGTTACAAATATACGAATTTATTTTGGATTACACAACCTAAAACCCAAAAAACTTTGATGCCTTTGCTAAGTTAGGATTTGGCTTCTCCCATGACATTGCGTCATAGAAGTCAGTTATTTTGTTGTCTAACTCTTTCTCCCAAATCAAATCATAGTCAATGTATTGTTTTACCAAATCCAATACTTCAGGTGGGTCGTTGTACCCAGTCAATCCAACCGAACTCAAACCTAATGGATTACTCTTTAGATACACCCACTTAATCTTATCACCATCTTTCATTGGTTCATATTTGTATGGTACATCATAATATTTGAGTAACTGATTGTATGTGATTGCTGCTTTTACATGAGCGGGTGTTCCTTTTACAAACTCACCCAATGATTGTTTTTTGAACACATACTTACTCATATCTTTGACTGCTGAGTTCTTTGCAATATCCACAAAGTGTTGTTCTGCCATAGTGTCTTTGTAGTTCAAAATCTTATCATCAATGTTCTCTTTGGGTTCGTCCTTTAGAATGTCCATCAATACCGTTGACATCACTTCTTTGAAATAAGTTGGGAATGAACTTCGTTTTACATCCAATCCTTTGACATCTAACTTATCACAATTTATGGTGTTGTCGTTAATAATCCATTGTGCGTATCTCTTCTTTGATACCCAAAATCCACCTTTGGCAATTGTTTCTTGTTTGATATCAAATCGATGTGAATCTACATTGAACATCTTTTTTGCCATAGTGTCGTACACCAAATTGATGTGGTCTTGTACCTCTTTAGCTACTGATAGGATTGCAGGAATCATCTGTTCATCCGAATTAACATCAATGTTTGGATTCCTAGCTTTTACCAATGGTGCTGCTTCGTAGAATACTGAGTCAGTATCTGTATATACATTATAGTCTGCTTCCTCACCAATGTTCTTAATGTAGTATTGGTTAGCAATCATCTCAGTAGTTTTGATTACAGTTTGACCTGTAAGTGTAACTGCCTCTGCATTGTCAACATCATAAAATCTGAAAGCAGGTAGTCCTAATACACCATAGAGTGAGTTCAACATAATCTTCTGTACTAATTGGCGTTGAGAATAGAACTTATAAAGTTCGTCATCTCCCTCCTTACCATACTTCTTCATTAAGTCTTTGTACTCAACCCTCTTATCAAACCATACATTCAGAATCTCAGGTATCACCCCAACCTTTTCTTGTGTATAGATTACACCATTTGATGCAACTGAGAAGTTCATCTTAGTGATGAAGTCCATAAACTTATCTTTGTCCATCGGTGGGTATTGTTTACCATTTGTATCAGTAATAAGATACTCATTGAGTTTACCCTTCATATGGGATTCTGCATTATAACCCTGAACCTTACCCAACTTTGTTTCTGGTGAAATGTTGATGGTCATAATAATTGATGGATACAGAGATGTTAAGTCCAAATCATACACCCATTTATAAAGACCTGGTTTAGGTTGTTTCACATATGCGCCTGTAAACTTATCCTCACCATCTGAACCATCTTCTTTCCTATTCCTTCTCAAAGGTCTATCAGGTGCAACCCTACCACTCCTTCTTAGGAATGTCAAAATAGCACCCTCTAACCATTTTGATGAGAACAGAAAGTCTTCATAGAATACATGACCAGCGTGACAGATTGCTCTAGCCAAATCAATGAACTGAAGTTTCTTATCCATCTCAACTACCAACTCCACATCCACCAAATTGTACTCAATGAACTTTTCTAAATCATCTCTGAACAATTGGTCTAAGTTACCATCATACTCAACCTTACCCCTACCCAATTCCAACTGAGCGATCGTGTCTAATCGGTAGTTTGGATATTCTGTATATGTAAAGTTTTTGAACAATGCAATATAGTCCAATGCGGATACACCTGCAATGATGTATCTACTACGATACTGATTCCAATGTACTTTTTTGATGGGTGATAATCTATTAGCAACTGAAGTTCCAAACAATCTTTTCAGTCTGTTATACAGATAAGTGACATCAAAGAAATCAATGTTCCACCCAGTTATGATAGTGGGACATATCTCCTCCCACTTATTTACAAACGATGTCAACATCCCCTCTTCGTTTTTAAACGAACGGACTTGTGCTCCTTTGATGGTTTTGTTTATCTCATCACCATCATTTACAACATAAACAAAGTAGTCATTTGTTGCTGAGTCGTGGAATGCAATTGATGTAATCTCATTTGTAGCTTCATTGGTATCTGGCAGACCTGAGTTCATCTCAACCTCAATATCAAAAGTCATAATCACATGCCCCTTTGACATTTCATCTGAGTCACCATACTCATCAATCAGAAAACGAGTTACCTCATTAACATCCGATTCGTACAACTTCAGATTGTCTTCCTTTTTCCAATAGTTAATCTTCTTTAACCTCTCACCATAGATTGATTCATACGAACCATTTCCATCTCTTACATATGCGTAGTTGCGATACTTCTTTGTAAAGTAACCTTTCTCATCATCCCAACAATGGATGATACCACCATCTTTCTGCCAATATACATTTTGATACATTAAGCCATTAATTGTTTATGTAGTTCTTTAATCATTTTATCTTCATTCAAAGATAGTTCCACAGCCCTTTCGGTTGACATACTGTCTCTTTCTTGTCTGAATGTGTCATCATCCAACATTTTATCCAAATACTTGAAGAACTCTTTTTTGTATTTGAAGAACATCCCATTGGGGTCAATCTCGTGATAACAATCAGATTCTTGCCAAATCATTGGTGTACCATTCATCATACAATCAGTACCACTTACCGACCAACCATAGTTGGTTTGTCTCATCTGAACACCTACCTTACAATTCTGAAGTCGTTGGTAGTATTCGTGTTTTGGTACTTTTGTATTATCAATCCAAGAATGTGGAGCATCACCCTTTAGTTGTGGAATCCAAACCGTAAAATCTTGTCGTTGAGTACGATACTCTTCCATCAGTTCAATAAACTTTGGATATCCTTTGTATGCAGCGGCACGATGGTTGAATACAATGATATTATCTTTTGATTCTTTAATACCATCAACAATCTTATCTTGAGGTACACCCAAATTCCACACTTTAAGAACCCCATCTAACTTCTGAGCAAACTCTTCGTTGAATGTCTCTCGTGCTTCATCCAATACCCTATTCTTTTGGTCTTGAGTATTGAGGTAACATACATCCATTTGAGATACACCAAGTAGTTCAATAGGTAACCACAACCACTTTGGTTTTCCAGCTCTATTGTCCGGCCCATTACACGATTTCATTTCCCACCAATGACAATAACCCACAACTTTTGTATCCATTGTCTTTTTATACCTACCCACTTGAACCCAATCTGGCAAATGTGAATAGATTACATCGTAGTCAATGTCTTTGAGTAGGTTGATAAGTTTAGATGATGGGAATGACCTCTGATTCATCATATCACCAGTAATGTCAATTTGGTGTTGTTTGACATTTGGTAGATTCAACTTCTTACTGATTTTACCAGTAGGCATTAGGATATTCCAATAGTAATCACCATAAGAGTCCAATGCTTTGATGTGGTTATGAATGACATCAACGAATGAATCCTTATCAATGTTGGAAGAGTTGGTGATATTTGGTATCACCAACACCTTCCGTGAATTGTTGTAATCTATACTATCCCAAAAGTTCATTAAAGTGTAGCAAATTTGTGCATTCTACTAATTTGACCCGTAAACCACTTGTTGAATAGGGCTCGGGATTTGCCAGTTTGTTGAGGTGTTGTTTTTATTGATTCACACAAGTAATCAAACATAGCCTTCCATTGGCCAAAATTTTGAAGTTTATTCTTTTGAGTGTGCATCTCAAATACAAAGTTCTCAACCCAATCGTTTTGTAGTTCAGACCCCAAAACACTTTTTAACTTTACCAACTCACTTAACATATGGTCAACATATGGTCTATCCGAGTCCGGCAATCTGAACTGACCCGTTTTAGTTGGAGTTCGGTCTTTTTTAGTTCTATTTTTTGGATTACTTGGTTGACCATATCCATCGTAGATACCTACCAAATTACCAACTGATAGACTTGTCTTACTACTTGTACGAGAGGTGTATTGGTGAATGTTGTTGGCCATTTCTACATAAATGGGCGATTTCATAACACGAGCGGCACGAACTATCATATCATATAGTGTGTGGTTTTTACCACCAGTATTCAACTCGGTAATAGCGCTGTACATTGCCTCTTCATTATTACCATCAATCCACCACAATACAACACACGGTACAGTTTCATCTGGGTCATTTGAATTATTCAAGCAATCACCCCTATGGTTTGATTCTGCGATTTTGAATAATTGTACACCTTCCTCGTTAATGAAAGGAGCCACCTTAATAGCATCCATCCATCCACTATTTTTGATTTTCTCTCCAAGATTGTTGGAGTGATTTTTGTTAAAGTCACGATTTTCTTTCTCTGCTTTAACAATTCTTGCTAGAGGGATATCCATAATAATCCCTTTCTTTACACCACTTCTAAAATACATTTGTGGTCTTGAGTAATCCGAAATCTTAAACGAAATCTTTTTCATACTTCAATAAAATTAAAATTTGTGAGTTAAAAGGATGCTCACTTCCCCTATACTTCTACCAATATAAGAATAATTTTTTAATTGTCCAAATGTTTTTTAATTTTATTTACCAAAAATTTATCTCATTAGATTCTTCTGGTGGATATGCATCGTGTCTAATAACATCGGTATTATAATCTCTTGCTGATTTAGGGTAAGGTTTGATTTCATGCTTCAACCTCTTCATCAAATCTTTCTTTTCTTTTTTATTCTGAGGTAGTAATTGGATATATCTATGTTTTGGTGGTTCTTCTCTTCTCCAAAACTCTTTGTATCCATCCTTACCTATTTCTCTTTTTAAGTGTTCTAAATTACCACTGCCCCAATTGTTGAATACAGTTCTACTATGAATCCATTGATATGGGTCTTTTGTAAGTGAGATACCCCAATTAGGCATTAGAGCAATATCAGTATTCAAACCTTGATATATCCAATTGGTTGCCTGATAGATACCTCCTAAGTGTTCTTGACCATTGTCTGCGTATGATAGTAGAACTTTGATGTTCTTATCGTTTTCCTTAATCCACTTAAATGTCTTAGACAATGCGTTTGATTCGATATTAGAACCATACCCATCATCAACATACAAACGAGTCAACTCCAATATATTGTCTTTACTCAAACCCTCACATACTGATGTGGATGCCTTTGCTCCAACAGGGAATCCGTATATTGCACATCCTATAAGTTGGTGTTGATTACCAAACACATCCACTTCATCAGTCTTATAGTAAATACCCAATGCGTATCTACACATAGTCCAAGCGTGAGTATAGTGTTTCTTTATGATAATATCTTTAGCGATAGACTTTGCTATTCGTGAAACACTCACTCTACTTACATCACAATATTCTTTACCCTCTACTTTCAATTGGCTCTAATTTATGTATTTCCATTTCAATGTCATCATTTCCTTTTGGATATGGGAATGTTGGGTGTTTTAAACTCTTCAGCAACTTTCTCCGTTCACCCCCCTTTAGAAGAATGTAAACATATCGATGTTTACGAGGTTCTTTACGAATCCAAAAAGGTTTATTTACCTGTTCTTGTATTTTCTTAGGGTCATTTGTTTTGTATTGTGGGAATATAGTTTTACCATGTATCCATCTCCCATCTTCCTCAAACTTAAAACTCCAACTATCGTTGAATCTGAGTTTATTGCCCTGATAAATCCAATTCGTTGCTTGGTAGATTGTTCCTGCGTGCCCCTCCTTTGGGTCTGAATATGATATTAGTGCTTTTACCTTTGGAACATTTGTTCTTAACCAATCAAATGTTTGTGACAAAAACCAACTTTCAATATTTGAACCATACCCATCGAAAACGAACAATCTGACTAACTCCAACACTTCAGTTCTATCTAAAGTTTCTGATATGGATTGTCCTGTTAACCTCCCGATCGGGTCACCATAACATGCAACACCTATAAGCTTTTCTGAAGTATTGAAGAACTGATGTGAGTCATCTTCTATATACAAACCCAATGCGTAAGATACCTTTGTCCATAACCCACTATAGTGGTTATTGATTATCATTTCTTTTGCAACTGATTTGGATACACTCCTTACTGATAACTTTGATGTATCACAATACGACTTTCCTTCGACCTTCACTACTGATATTTATCGAATTCACCAATCAATAAATGTGTCCATGTTTCATTGCGAACAATCCTACGGATATTAGCAGGTGACACCTTATTGTTCCTAGCCAACACCTTAATATTCCTATGTCCAATGTTCCATAGTCTTCTAATGGTGTTCACCTGCTGCTCCGTAAGTTTGTGGGCAGGATGTGATTCTCCTCTAAGAGCCATCCTATACCTATTCAAATGGTAGTTCCATCTGATTGTCATCGGGTAGATACTGAGATACATTAGGTGGTGAATAGTTCTCACCCTTCAATATCTTTCCATCCTCTCTATAGATAGGTTTTCCATCTGCACCCAACTTACTCATATTCGACCTATGAACCTCATTGAAAATTGGTTCAATAACCTCTTGCATTCCGTGAGATACAATAGTACCCAACAAAATGTAAAGTTGGTCTGCAAGGGCATCTGCAATCTCTGTGAGATTACCATCCTTACATGCATCAAAATACTCAATCAATTCTTCCTTACCCAACCGATATCTCAATGAGTAATCATCTTCTGAGATAAGAGTAGGTTCAGTATTCATTGTAGAGTTATATGATGTCTGAAACTCTGATAGTTGTTCTAATTGTTTTTTCATAACTACTAATATACGAATTTATTTTTGATTATACAAATTTAACTTGCGGCTTGAATGTATACATTTTTAGGTTGAACACCTACAAACCTCTTCACTTCAGATTCTCCATACTCTTCAGTTTTTACTAAAATGACTGTTGGAACATTTCTGACATTATACTTTTGTGCCAACTCATAATCTGAATCAACATCAATTTTTGTTACAGGCACCTGAGTAGCTACCTCATTCATAATAGGCCCCAATGTTCTGCATGGGCCACACCACGGTGCTGAAAAATACAAATACTTCATCTTTTATCCTTTTTATTGTTAACCATCACAACTAATACAATTTTCATCCATTGCTCTGTCAGCGATATCACCTCTCAAAACTGATTCAGTTCTTGTGTAATATAGGGTTTTGACTCCCTGCTTCCAAGCTTCCATATGAACTTGGTTCAACCACTTTGGAGTTGCTTGTGATGGGAACGCAAGGTTCAATGATACTGATTGGTCGATGTATTGTTGTCTAATACCTGCCTGCCTTACCAACTCCAACTGATTTACTTCTTTGAATGTTTTGAATACATCCTTTACTCTATCAAACTCTTTGTCACAATCCTTAATGTCCATCAGTTTACCATCACAATAAACCCAATTGTCCAATTCAGAAATGTCTTGGATTGAACCACCATCAGCAAGTATCTTATCCCAAGTTTCTTTGTTGTTGATACCAACCTTTCTGAGAACCTTCTCCAACTCTTTGTTTTTACGAATAAATGTACCCTTTGCCGTTTGTTCGGTGAATACATTCGCTGCCCAAGGTTCGATGCCTGGCGATACATTACCACTCAACTTTGAATTAGATACCGTTGGTGCAACTGCTCTTAGGTGAGTATTTCTCATACCTGTACCAACACACCATAAGGGTTCACCATATTCTAATGCCATATCCCTACTCGCTCTCTCTGATTCAATCTTCAACTGAGAGAATATTCTTCTCGTCTCAAATTGAGCAGTAAGTGAATCGAATGGGATTCCATTCTGTTGTAAGTATGTATGCCATCCCAATACTCCCAATCCTAATGCTCTACCCTTTTCAGCTGAACGGACTGAGTTTTCGAACCCTCTCATATTCTTTGCTTTCTGAATGAACTCCTCCAATACACCATCTAAGAACCAAGTTGATGTATAAACCAAATCGGTGTCTTTCCATTCGTTGTACTTAGATAGATTGAGAGATGATAGACAACAAACGAACGAATGTGATTCATCAGTATATAATGTAATCTCACTACAGATGTTTGTCATAAAGACTTTGAGTGAGTTTTGTTTGTATGCCTCAGGGTTTTGTTTGTTTACATTACCCTTATACATAATATATGGTTCACCCGTTGCTTTTCGTTTCTGAAGTACCTTACCCCATCTTCTTCTAGCTTCGTTATCACCATCTTCTAACTTCCTCATAAATTTATCACCAACGACCACACATTGATGTAGGTTCAAACATTGACGATTTACATCACCCTTTGGTTCTCTGATTTCAATCCACTCATCAAAGTCATTGTGTTCAATGTTGAGGTTCACAGATGCAGCACCTCTACGAACCGCACCTTGATTGGTAGCCAATATCGTTGAGTCGTAAATCTTAGCAAATGGAACTACACCATCTGATGTACCATTTCCTGTGATTACACTTCCTGCGGGTCTGATTTGGTTGATACCAATACCAACCCCACCACCATGTTTGGCGAGTAACATCATCTCCAAATTCTTCTGTCCAATCTCTTGGATAGAATCACCAACATCGATACCAAAACAACTAATGGGTAGTCCTCTATCCGTTCCAGTATTTGATAGTACGGGTGTTGCCAAGTTCAACCAACCTCTCCAAATGTAATCAAAGAACTTTGATGCCATTTGTGGTTTACCCAATCTTCTAGCAACTGATGTCGCTACTCTCCAATATGCATCCTTTGGAGTTTCACCTTCTAAAAGGTAACCCTTAGATATTGTTTTTGCATATATTTCTGTGTTTGCCCAAGATGGAAAGTCTACATCAACCTCCCACCCAAATTCTTCTCCATAATTCTTCATAACTAATTACCAAATATCGTTAAAATCTTCACCCTCATTTGCTTTGGAGTAGTCCGTAGGTCTTACTGCAAAGAAATCGGTATGAGTTGTACCTCCTGTCAAATGGTAGAACCATTCTAATTCTTCAGCTGATTTTTCGTTGTATTCGAATACACCTTCGTAACCCAACTCTCTCAGCTTTTCATTCCCTCTCTTCGATATAAAGTTCTTTAAATCCTTTGATTTCAGATTCTCCAAATCACCCATCTCAAACATCTTATCAATGAACTTATGTTCCATCTCAATCATATACTTAGCCGCTTGAACAACATCGTCCTTAACAGATTCTAATAAATCAGGGTACTCAGAACACATATCTCTAAACAATTGACATCCCATCTTTGAATGTAGTGATTCATCTCTAACTGACCATTTCATTTGCTGGCCGATTCCCTTCAAAAGATTTCTCATCTGAAAGGAATACAGCACTGCAAACGAACTATATAGAGATACACCTTCTGCGAATGCGCTGAATATTGCTAACGACCTTGCTACCTCTTTTCTCGCTTCTGGATTTACCAACAAATCCTCATGTGTCCAATCTACCGTAGTAGCGGTTAGATATTCAAACTTTTCTGCAATCGCAGGTTCGTGTAGAAATGCCTCAAAGTCTTCTAATCCTAATGTTTCATTTAAGTAAGAGTATGCTGTTGCATGGATTGTTTCTTGCGAACCGAACATCATAGCCATCTGTTTGATTTCGTGCTTTGGAAACCAAGCAGTTACATATTGTGTCCAATAATCAGATACTGCACATTCAGTTTGAGCAAATCCCAATAGGATGTTACCAACCAAATTTTTCTCTGATATATTTAGGTGTTCATTCCAATCCTTTACATCACCTTGCATCGGAATCTCCGTATGTAACCAAAAGGCTTGTGCTTGTTTCAACCAACCTTCTGTGTAGTATTGTGCATATTCGAAAGGTTTAAAGGGTATTCTATACTTAAATAAACACTTTTCCATTATATTTCCTTGAATTTATACATTAAACTTTAATTGAGTGATTATAAATACTGACTAAACATCAATATCACCCTTCATTTCATTATATTTTTGTAACAAATTTTTTCTTACTAAAGTCTCCCCATTATTCATATCACTTTGAGTCTTTTTACCATCAATGGAATCATCAGAAAATATCTGAATTCTACCATTACTCATATTAGCTTTAGATGGTAAGGTCATCCCATCAGGCCCAAATCTGTTTTTGATTACATGCCATCGACCAGTTCCTGCCAACTTATCTTCAATCTTTCTACTGAGTGATACCACAAAATCAGCAGTCATCAGTTTTGAGAATGAACCCGCAATCTTTGTACCTGTGATAATATCATCATCTGCCCCACTACGATTGATTTGGGATGCTGTAAATAGTGGACACTCATATTCACCTGCAATACCTCTCAACGACTCTACAATCTCTTCCAACTCCTCATGTCGTTCTTTACGACTATTACCCTTCAACAAATCTGCATAGTCTACGATGATAATGTCAGGATTCTTACCTTGAAGTTTGAGTTTGTCTAACGATGCCCTCAATGCCGTAGTAGAGGCAGTTTTGGTTGGCCAGTATTTGATAATGAGTTCACCACTAAGATTAGATACCTGCTCCCTCACATCATCAATATTGTATTTTAGATTAGGAACTGCCGTACCTGTTAGTACCGCATCGTATCTCTTACCTACATAACCCTCATTGAGTTCTAATGTGTAGTGAACTACAGTCTTACCCCGTTTAGCAGCAGCCATTCCAACATTAATCAATGCCCAAGACTTACCAATGCCAGGAGGTGCTGCGAACATTATTAACTCACCCTTACCAAAACCACCATCTGCTAACTCATCGATTATATCCCATCCCGTAGGAATAACATCCCTAACAGTATCATCGTATCGTTCTTGGATATGGACTTTGTATTCGTGTCCAACATTAGTATCTTGTCCTGCTTTCATCGCATCATCAATCTTTGATTTGATGACATCGAACTTACCCTCTTCCAATAAGGTAACTGAATCTAAGATTGCACTCTTAACTTCTTGATTCTTACAGAACTCTAATGTCTTCTCCTTTACATAGTCTAAATCATCAGACTCTAATCCATTCCAAACCTGCTTTAGATTGTCTACAACCGATTGTTTAAGAACATCCCTTTCAACCTTATTTACCTCAACTTTGAATACATCCAATGTGGGTAATTCGCTATAAGAGTCAAAATGAGATATAATGTTCTTTACAATCCACTCATTTGCTTCTGAGTCGAAGTATTCAGGTTTGATTATATCGTATACCATCTGAAGAAATACTCTGTCAGATAGTAATGATGATATAATCTTAATCTGAAAACTTGTTCCAAATTTATTTCCGAACTTATCCATAACTACTAATATACGAAAAAAGGATTAATCTAACAAACTTATTTTCTAGTTTGTTTTGAGTGTTTATCCAAATCACTCCAAGTGTTCACCAACCATGTTTCTACATTCTTAAATGCAGTATACAACTTATCAATCATAAACTCCTTTTTGAACTGAAATGAGTTTAGTCCGTTTATAGGGGAATCGATGATGTTTCGTACATTTGATTTGATAGAGGAACTGATATCAGGATCGGATAATTGCATCAGATTGTAGTTTAACTCCACAACATCTTTATTCTCTAAGATTTTGTTCTTCAACTTTTCATCATCTATTTCCGATACTCTCTCAAATAATGTATCCAATTCCAACCTCTCATTTTGGAGAAATCCTAATTTGTTTACAATGGTCTTCGGCCCTACACCTTTAAGACCACTTATGTTATCGGATTTGTCACCATCGAATGCTCGATAGAATACCAAATTGTGAGATGGGACACCATACAGCTCTTTTACATCATCTTTACCCATCAACTTCTTTTTGGTAGGTAGATATACTGAAATTCTATCATCTACCAATTGTAGGAAGTCTTTATCGGATGACACTATCAACACTTCTTTTTTGAATATGTGTCTAGCAGCATACGCCATTACATCATCTGCCTCCACATAATCAATGTAACACAAATCAACAGGTAGTAAACCTAAGTACTTAATCAGAGCGTTGAACTGATTCCTCATAGATTGTTGTTGGTCTTCCAAATCTTCGTAACCTGCCAATCGGTTCACTTTGGTTAGACCTGTTCTACCATCTTTGTATCCGCTATACATTTTCTTTCTTCGATGAGAACCACCTTTCCCATCAAATACCACCAATACTCTCGTTGGTTTGTGGTTTCTAATAAGAGCACCGAGGGATAACAGAAATCCTGTCACCCCTCCTACATGCTCTCCATCATCATTCAATGTAGGAACTGCCCCAAAGACTCTGATGAACATATTCAATCCATCGACTATCATAACCTTATCGTTTACATCAGATTTTGATGTATTGGTTAGGTTATTCAACATTTGTTTGTAGTTAGTCGATACTGTCATCAAATTCCGTTGAGTCTATGTTTGCATTACTCTCAGCCTCTTGATATCCCAAGATGTATGCGTCACATATTTGTTTATACATTGATTCTTTCACTTCGGGTCTGTCTTCCAACAAAGTTGAGAAGTCTTTGGCTTGGAACTTAACCTCTTCACCAGTTTCTTCGTCAACCCATGTATACCAAGCACCACCCTGCTTTACCAACTTATAGGTCTTCATAGTATTCAACCAAGAACCATATCGGTCAATTCCTCTGTCAAAGTAGATATCAAAATCAACTGCTCTCAATGGAGGCCCCATTCGATTTTTGATAACTTGGACTCTGGTCTTAATCCCAACGGCTTGGTCAACACCACCTACTTTAGAATTGAGCTTACCCATTTGTTTCATCCTCAATCTACAAGATGCGTGGAAGCCTAATGCTTTACCACCTGATGTAGTATAAGGGTCACCAAATGATACTCCCATTCTAACTCTGAGTTGGTTTGTGAATACAACCAATATTCTCTCTCTACCAATGAGATTCGTAATCTTCCTCATCGCTTTTGAGATAATGATTGCTTTTTGAGTTGCGTAACCTGCTTGGTCGTAGTCTGCAGACAATTCTACTTTAGTAGTTGCAGCAGCTACTGAATCAACTACGATGGTTACCAACCTATTCTTATCAGATTTTCTGATAGACTCAATGATAGAATCCATTGCATCAAAGATATCTTCTACCGTTTCTAAAGGTACATAAAGTAACTTTTTGGTATCAACACCCAATGCTTCTAAGAACTCCTGATTGATTGCGTTCTCCGTATCAATGTATACTGCTAAACCACCCTTCTTTTGAGTGTTAGCCAATGTATGTGCTGATAGGAGGGATTTTCCACTCGCTTCTAAACCTGTAACCTCAACAATTCTTCCAACAGGAAATCCACCATTAGGTCGATTTGAAATTGCTAAATCTAACATATCGTCTCCTGTAGACACCCACTCAGTAAGGTCGGTGGGTGTCTGTTCAGAGCCATCTAAGAAATATGCAACTTTTTGTTGTCCTTTGAACTTCTTATTAAGGTTTTCGGCCAGAAGTGAAGATAATTCATCTCTGTTTGTTGCCATATACCTTAATTTTAGTTGTTAAACAAATCGTCAAATGCGTCTTTTACATCAGATACTTTAGCTGTCTGAGCGTTATCCGATGATGTGGTTGTTTCGGTTGGTTGAGTTTCCTCTTCTCCACCTTCAGCAACTTGTCCTGTTTCCATCCAAGTTTCCAACAATGACTTCATTTCATCGTAAGAATACTTCTTAAACATAGTTGGAAGTTCAATCTGGTCTTTAACCATTTCCAATACATTTCTATCCTCTGTGATAGGTGTTTGGTTTGGTTTTACTCTGATGTAAGTCTCAGGATAGTTCTTACCCAACTCTTTTGCGGTTTTGAACTCAACAGTGATATCTCTACCACTTGTTGGGTCTGTCAAATCACCATAATCAGGGTCAGCGAAGAAAGCAAGAAGTTCTTGATAAACTGTCTTACCAAATCCCCAAAACTTAACACCCTCAGATTCTTCTCCTCTAACCAATACGGGAACATAAGTTCTCATCTTTGGTGTAAGTTGCTTGGAGAGATTCCAATCATTCCTATCACCTGTAGCCTTCAATTGGTCAGCGAACTCCACTAATGGGTCTGCCTCACCAAAGGTCTGAGGTGAAAGAATGTTCTTACCACCAAAGTTGTAGTGAAAGAACAACTCAATGAAAGGGTTTGATTGATTGTGTACATAAGGTACGATTCGTACCTGTTGTTTGCCAGGCTTTGGCTTCCAAAGGTTATCTGTTTTAGTCACCTTTGTTTGTAGACTGTCAAGTCTGTTTCGGATTGCGTTTAGGTCAATTGCCATAATTACTCCATTTTTTATTTAGTTAAACATTTATTTCTACAAATATACGAATAATTTTTCAATTATCCAAGCTATATTTCAATTTTCAATTTCAGTACTCATTTAATCCCATGTACTGATATGGTTTTACTTTTTTAAAGTCCGTATGAACGAGGTTTACTTTCAATACGTTCAACTAACTTAATAGCTTCTAACAAACCCTCAGAATATCCCTTTCTATCTTCTTCTGATATTTTTTTTAGGTTATTGGGTTTATTGAAAGCCTTTAACTCAGCCAATATAGTACGAGACATTCTGTTCACCACACTACGTTCTGCTTTCTCAATATCAGACCTATCATAAGTATATGAACCATCCCAACTTTTTGAGAACTCTTTTAAAGACCTCATCTTTTTGATGTTCTCTATAAATAATTTTCTATTTTGTTTGATAGACATAATAATCCTATTTGATATTCTTTTTAACCCACTTATCTACAATATCAAAAACTGTAGCAAACATAGGATCTTTATCGTGTCTTAACCCTTGAGCCTGCCAGTTTCTTTTGAGAGTATAGTAGACCTCATTACGGTCATAATATCCATCGTCATAATATTGATCCTTAATGTCCTCAATTGCAGCATCAGCTGCTTTCTTCGCCATTTTCTTTGTATTACCAGTTGCTATAGCAAATGCTTTAGCATATTGTTTAGCGAAATCATCTTCACTTAGTTGAGTTCTTACCTTTTTGATATTCTCAACCATCAAGTCTCTATTTTGTTTTATAGACATCAAAATCTCCTATTTAAATAGAATTTACTTTCTCTATTTTCTTAGTTATGTTTACTATGTATCGTATTGCAGAGGCTTTGTCATCAAACGTATTATAATCATTTCCTGGTTCGAATACTACATATATGTGCCACCTTCGCGAAAATGAATTTTGTTTTATGTGAATTTGTTCTGCATTTCCATATTGATTTTCAAAACTAAGCTCGTTACCTCTTGTATCTTCTAAACTATAATGATACTTTTTTAATACTTTTTCAAAGTCTTTTTGATCGCCACGACTTATCGGGGCCCATCGGTTGTCTTCACTTAGTTGAGTTCTTACCTTTTTGATATTCTCAACCATCAGGTCTCTATTTTGTTTGATGGACATAATAATCTCCTCTATTGTAATAAATATACGAAATTTTTAATTAACATCAACGATTCTGAACAGATTTGTTTTCATTATTTTGTAACCATCACCATCAGTTAGTATCATAGAATTACGATAGTCCCCCCATTCTATCTGATATGATTTATCCAATACACCACCATTCAAATCTTCTATCAATCTGTTTAATGCGTTGATAGTATACATTGTGTTACTTTCTTTCTTTCTGTGAACCATAATTGTTGATGGTAAGAATTGTGTTCCTCTGTCAGGAACAATGTTATAACTTATCACCAACTCTTTTGATGGGTCTAACTTCAATATGAATATCTTTCTACTGAATAGATTATATGTATCAAATACCCTCTCCAATAAACCTTCAAACGAATCTTCCGATGTAAAGGTACATAATAGTTGCGTCCTCACTCATCCTCCTCTATGATATGTTTTTTCTAAGGGTTTGTAACACCTTACCAAGTGGTACTTCACTAACACCTTCGAATGTATAGGTGTATCTACCACTATTATTTGTTCCCATTCTAAATTTAGAGTACTTTAACTCACCAGTAGTTGATGATATACCATTCAAACCATATCCAGTCATAGTAAAGTAACCATCCTGTTTTGTGGTATTGAAATAGAATACAACTACATCACTTAAATCGCCAGAAATCTTTTCTTGGACAAACTCCTCCGATCCTGGATATGTTTCATATGGAGTACCCTTTCCATCGATACTTAAACCATATACTTTAAAAAGTGGTAATTTACTTTTACCATATATCATTTCCTTTTCTAAATCTACCATCTGACTATACAGTGTTTTGGCGTCTGCTGATAAATCACCTAACATATTTTTAACAACGATAGCAGATTGAAAATTAGTCAATAATTTAGCTACCTTATCTTTGGTTGTTGGTGCTTTGACTTGAATTTTAGAGAACCCATCATATTGGAATGCCGGGTTCTTCATCGCTGCAGAACTTAATGCTGATAACTCTCTGTTTGTATTATCAACCAACTTATCTAAAACAGATTGGTTCTTTGCTATCTCTTCAAACGACTCATATATTGATGGGGTTTTAGCTTCATTCAAAACACCTTCATGCAACCCAGCTTTTAACAATTCCTTCTCTAATCGTTTCATTTCGGATTTTGGTGATTTTTGAAATCCCTTCTCAATCTTTTTGAACATACCACTCAAAAGTTTTCCGATTTGGGATATCTTTTCCATCAGCTTAGTACCAATATTTTTTATAAAACTTACACCCTTTGAAAAGAAATCAGATAGACCTTCATTAAGTTGAACATTTTCTAACGCTAATAATTTTAAATCATCATTAGATAACAATCCATATTTGTCTTTTAAGAAACCATATATCTTACCAAGTTGTGCTCCACCCTCTGCTTTCTTCAATGAAATCTGTAGGAACTTTATATTAGTACCTTTAACTGAACAAATTCCTTTAGAATCAAATTCGACTTGCTTACCATCGTTTAGTGCACTTATTAATTCAGAGCCAGGAACACTTGACACAACAACATCAGCGGTGTTATCTTTTACACCATCTACCAATTCAGACCTCTCTGTTGCTTTGTAGTAATCTTTAATACTTTTGTGAATCAAATATGGTTTGAACTTAACAACACCTTGTGTAAATTTAGTCATTCCTGCCATAAGTTGTGCAGTTAGGAAGAAATCACTCAATGGCATAGTATCTAACTTACTTAAAATATTATTTGGAGCAGCATATTCACCACTCATAGATAATGCTTTCTGAAATATAGATTTAACTGAATTGATTATATTTGGTAAATCATCAGATGATTTTGATGCGTTTAGGTCTTTAAGGATACCAAACCCATTTACATACAACCCCATCGCTGCAGCGGTTTCTAATGTATCTGTATTCCAATTGATGTCTGTGGGTTTCTTCCCTTTCCGCATCTTACCAAACATAGATTGGATTTTACCTGCACTACCCTTAATCATATATGTTTTACCAGATGCATCATCTGTTACATATACAACCTTACCACTACCCAAATTCACTTCAATAGCATCATCTATTGGTGATGCTTTAGTGAACGGCCCTTTGGGTGCTTTTTCACTAGGAGGTAATCCTTGTTTAAATAAGTCGGATGTGTTTGTTAATGCGAGAAACTTATCACCTACTGCGTATTTAGAATCAAATACAGATGCTTCGGATAACAAAACTCCCAACCCTTCAACAACCTCTTTCAACTTATCCTTTTCATAAGCAGTAAGAGAGTTCTTTTTTATGTCAGTATCTATACCATCTTTTTCATCACCCACTTCAGGTCTGTCACCATCTTTCTCCTTTTCATCATCCTTCTCCTCTTCGTCCTCATCCAAATCAGTATTGTAAATGGTGTCATCTTCGTCATCCCAATCAGGATGTAATTGTGCTGAGACTGCTGTTTGATTGTCACCAACATTTATACCTGATGGTTTACCAACATTCATAGAGAAATTAGATGGTGAGTTTGTAAGTACTTCCACTACATATTGGATAACATCATTGTCAAGTTCGAAATTCTCCCTCAACACATTTTTCAACCCTCTGATGCATTCCTCAGATTTTGGGTCTGTGAGTTTAGTACCTACCTCTATCCACCACAACTCTCTTATCTCATTTAAAAAATCTTCCATATACCATATTCCTATACATTTAGTGATTTCATATCAGAATATCTATCACCTATTTCGATTTTAGTAGGGAAGTCGTTCCCTTCTATAAGTATCTTTAAATCCTTTAATACATTAATTTCATCAGGATGTATATCTAATAAATATGAATCATATGTGTATAACACCATTTTTGATTTCTTATCCTCTAAGTATTTCATCACTTTGGATAGTATCTTCATATTCAATTCTGTTTCTGTTGCTTGAAGAAGATAGTTGAACAATTTGTTTGCGTTCATATCCTTTAGGTTGTTTTTCGACAACCGCCTGCCCATTGGAGTTTTGATGTATCCGTTCCGATTGAACTCCATCCACAACTTATCGATGATATGTGATACCTTTTTGAACATTGGTATGTGTAGGTATTGAGATTGCACCCCACCATATAGTTGTCTAAATGTTATACCCTTTGATTCTTCATAAGACACCCCATACATATCGGCTAATGCTTGGTGAGCAGATACATCCGTTCGAATTGGATGTCCTACCATCTTACCAATGATACGTGGATGATACCCATCATAATCAAATTGTACCATCTTACCCCCCTCAAACCTACTTATGAATCTATCCCTACTACCATCGTCTTTGTTTAGAGCTGCATAGTTTACTCCACCAAATTTATTGGATGGACGAGATGTAAGAGTGTATGGGTGATACTCAGTCCACTCCATACCACTCTCTGTCCAAATACCACCTCTTTCTACTTTGTGTAAAGGCTCTATATAGAAATTGTCAAATTTCTTCACACCTTCGGTGGACTCACCTCCGTAATAGAGTAGGAACTCATCTCTGACTCTTCTGATGAATTCTATGTGTTTGGATATGGGTATAAGATTGTTTACCCATTTTAGGTCGTAAAACTTTCTGTAGAAATGAGAATGGGTGGGAGTCTGCTCTTTGTTTAGTGTATCGTTGACTTGTAGATACTTCACCAAATCAGCATCGTAAGAGTTAGGGAGTTTTAGCAGATTCAATAACGATTTCTTCCCTATTACATATGCTTCTTCGTAACTAAGAGATATGTCAATTAAGTCTGAGGTTTGATAATCAACATTGTTGATGTTCACTACAAGCTCCTCACCCTTCTCAATGTCATAAATATAAAGTAATGATAATTTGTTCTGTGTAGGGTGTAAGTGTACATCCGCCCATATAGGGTGGATATACATCTTCTCCATACGGATGTTTCCGCCAGTTACAAAATCAATCATTTAACGAATATACGAAACTATTCGTTAATTTCCAAAAGTAAGTTTTGCAGTTCTTCCCATTTGTCTGCTTCCACTTCTAATTGATACCAACTCATACTGATAGATGTGTTAACTTTTCGTTCAATCGTTTCATATGCTTACAAGGGGTGTATCTGTTGAACTCCCTTGCTTTACACTCACAATCGGTGATAACCCAATCGGTGACCGTAACATTGTAGTATGAATGAATTCCTGTCTTTTTGTTACGAGAACCCAATTCTCTGTACTTCCACTTCATTAGTACCCAACCATTTCAACACCCACATCACTCACAATCCCTTTCTTAACACCATAGGGGAACTCTTCATTCAACCAATAGTTCTCAACTAAGGTCAACTCTTTGAGAGCTTCATTGTAGATGTCATCGAAAGTATACCCAGTCCCATAACCACATGGTTGGATGATTTTGGTTACCGCTCTCAAAGCGTCCTCATCACCACTATTGTATGCGTTCTTCAAACGGACAAGAAGTTCTGTTTTCATCAAATCAGCCACCTTGTTGTTATGGTCGTACATATCTTTGTTCCAAGGTCTGGTGATTTCGATTCCGTATTTAGTTCCTAATACTTTCATAGTTTTAGATAGTTTCAATAGTTACTTTAGGATTTATCCAGTATCGTTGATTGCGAATCTGTTCGTCACATACAGCTTCCCAACCGATAGTTCTTCGGTAACAATTCCCATTACTATCGACCTCTTCAATACGATATCGACCCTTTGGAGTTTCAGCGAGAATCTTCATTCCCCACCAACCACAATAGCACTCTACTTTGAGCATCGTTCCAACCGTTCTGTTTAACTTTATTCCCATAGTCTCAATCATTATTACATAGTAAATATAGTGATAATATCTGAGACTACCAAATCCTAAATGTTAAAGTTTTGTTAAATTATCGTTCTGATACCTTTCCCAAAACGATTCTTAACATAGGAATTACTGATTCGTCCTGCGTCAATTGAGTCCCAACTTGATTCCCACTTATCAATCTGAGTACCTTCTTTGAATTTGATAGAAACGGAATCATATGAATCAAGGAACTTCATTGGTACTTTACGAAAGATGTTTTTACGATTTGCTCGGTCTACCTCAATAAAGAGTACCGAACGAACCTTTACTTTACATATCTTCAAGTCCATACTGAAGTCAGTTCCTTTTACAGGAATGGTTACTTTTACAATTTCACCCTGCAATCCATCAAGTGGTATCTTTCCCATTGTTTAGTGTTAAAAGTTTTTAGTCCAAAATGTTTTTGGTTTCTTTAGTCACTATAAAAGAAACACTTGACTTCCAAACACGATCATCTTCAAACTCAGCATCCATAAAACTAGCAAATGTGAACTCAAATCCACCTATGTTAAGTGGGAATATATTTTTAAGTTCTTCTTTAGGAATATCAAATCTGAGTTGGGAAGAGTTGATATAAAATCCTTCACCTTGAGGGCCGTCATAACACTTAACTTCGGGAAGTTCGGTAGTAATATACTTTTCAGTTTTACTATCCCAATCTCTTTCCATTTCTACTTTAGCACCTGCTTTTTCAAAAGCTTTTCTAAGTTCGATAAAAAGGGTTGGGTTTTGTTGGACAAATCTCACTTGTGGATTCATAACACTTTTTATTGATTACATAGTAAAAGTAGTAAATACTTTTGAATCTACCAAATCTTAAATGTTAAATTTATGTTAAAGTTGTTATACTGCGTACTCTGTCAAATCAGTAATATACTCCATCAATGTGGGATACTCTTCTGATTTTAGATTGAGTGTTCTTCTGTTTGTATCTATGATACCACTTTCTTTGATGTTACCGAACCTATCTAAGATATCGTTGTCAGGTCCTGTGATTTTCCATCTTAGGTTGAACTTCTTCCAAAGTATTGAATCCAATCCATTTGGTGAACCTACACTATCATAGTCTTCTTTATTCAACTCCAATAATTGTCCATCATTTACTTTGTATGCAAAATATCTTACCACATACCCAACTTCAATATCTCTGTCAGTAACCTTCTCTGTATTTGGATTTGGAATCTGACTTATTGGGACATCCAATGTTTTTATAGAGTTGTATTCAAAGTTCTTTGATGTGTCTATACCCAACTCATTTTGTTGACCAATAGTCTTAGTGTCAATATATGGTATTAGAATCTTTGACTTACCATCAATGTAGGTTGCTTCTGAGAATACCTCATCAGTAGTGTATCTATGGTATTGTCCGATGTATTCTGTTCCATCAACATACATCCACTCTTTACCTGATGTTACCAATCCTTCGGTGATCTGTGCCTTTGTATAGTATATTCGCTTTCTATTGTCTGACATAATTACCCAATCTTCATAGCAGTTTTGATATCAGTTTCCCAACCACCATTTCCATCAAATGATTGTTCAACACCCATAACTAAAAATCGTATACCATCTGATTTGTAATCAACAGGCAGTCTATCAACTGTTACGGGTGATAAAAATGGTATGTTGGTGATGCCATCTAATTTTATACCGAGACTTATCTGAAATGGTAATGTTACAAAACTACCACCTTCTGGGTCTGCCACTAACTTTTCTCTCATTGCATAAGCTATTGAGTTTGCTCTTGAATCATCGATACCATCTTTACCTATACCTTCTTTAGATGGGATGTCTTGATCTTCTGGTTGTTCTGGTTCAGGGTCTTTTTTTGTTTTTATGTCTGGAAATGAGTACAATCCACTCTTAGTGAATGGTGCTAGATTCACAACACCATTTCTAACATTACCAACTGTCATCATAGTCATAATATCAATATCAAATTCAGTATCTATGCTAACATCTTTGACAATGGTTCTATCACCTATTACTGAAAATGGATATGGTTCTGGGTTGTCTAATTGAGCAACATTAAAGTAATTTAAAATTTCATATTGACCACTTTTGTTCTCTTTACTAGGGTCTTCCGTTTTTGGAACTACTTTTATATCGACCAATCCACCTGATAGTTTTTTTATATCATCTGATAAATCTTTTATGATGGTTGTCATTTGGGGAGGTCTGAACTTTTCATTTACTGTAGTACCTCTGTTTTTGACAATTGATGTAATCTTATCAATGGATACCAATATGTTTCTGATATCAGCGTCTTTATCTCCCAGTACCTCCATATACTTATTACCCTCACCATAATCTGCCATATTACCAGGAAAAATATATTTTCTTGGGTCTGCTGAACCGAACTCTTTTGTGTTCTTTTTGATTTCTGTGTTTTTTTCAGAAAATACGAAAGTTTCTTTAGTTGTATCACCACTCAGTTTATTAGCTAAAGCTATAAATGACTCAAATCTTACAAATGGTGTTCTGATTGGATCATCAGCACCGATTCCCAAAAACCCATCTGAAGCACCTACATTGTCTATAGCTGCCATAAATAAATCATATTGTCCAGATGCATCCTTACTCTCTTTTATTTCACCATTGTCTATACTAACATCAGATGCATTTTCATCTGGATCTACACCAAATGCTGCTTTGTACTTTGCGATAAGTGCCATAGATATATCGGCAGGATTTACACCCTCTGCACCTAATGCATTTATTTCTTTGGTGTCTGTTAACTCTAATGTTCCACCAACGGAGGCTGCTGATGCAAATGCGTCACCCGTCAATCCCTTTATGTTACAACTAAAAGAACCATCTGAACCCATAGAGTATCCAAAGTTATACACTTTCATAATGTCCTCACCCCTCTCTCCATCGAGAGTTGAGTTCATCCACCCATATTCAATTTTTACTCTAGCACCAATTCTAAAATATTCGGTTACTACCCTATTTAGGTCATCTAATGTGTATACCTCAAATGATATGTCTACTTCTCTGATGAATGAATTGTATAAATCACCACCACCATCTAAACTCATCTTTGCTGATGAGATTTTTGGTTTGAATCTTCGGACACCCCCTTCATCTGTATACATATTTAGATGTCCACCTTGTGGAGCTTCTCCTATTGGGAATCCACCTTCCACCTTAGTTACGACATCAAATACCGATGTAGATGAAGGAGTATCATTGGTATATTTTTCGGGTGGTAATACACTCATTCTAAAGTAAGCGTACTTTTTATAGTTCCAATACGGATCTCTATTTTTTACAGCATTCGCCCTAGTGTCAAGAGTTTCTCTTATACCCTGAGGAAATTTTGGATTAAAATTGAAGTTTGCCATAACATTATTTGTTTAGTTCTCTGAATTCATCAATGATATCTATATAGTTTGTAGGTATTCTGATTTGTTTACCAATAGGTACTTCCAAACTACCTTGTCCTATATTGTTAGCTCTCGCAATAATCCACCATAACCCAACATCCTCATAATATTTGTATGCGAGGTTATCTAACCTATCACCTTGAATACCTATGATATAAATATCATCTGAACTTTTCTCAATGATTGGGTATTGTACAGTCTTTTTGTACCTCTTACCACTTTCAGTTTTTAGTATGTTTATGTTTTTGTATCTATTCATTTTTTAAAAATTCCAATCATAAACCTTTTGTCTGTACTGAGGTCTTCTATCATCCAATATCTTAAATCCGATAGCCACATCAGCACCCATTGGTATTTCACCAATTGGTTCATTTGAACCTAACATAGATATCTCCCAAGGTAATTCATCTGATATGGTATATGTCAATGACTCTATAAATGCCAATTTGTTGTAGTATAAGTTGCCCAATCTGAATCTTACCAATATTCCCTCATATCCGTTTTTACCACTATATTTTGGCATTGTCATTGTAGACAATCTTTGGAGTTTGTTCCAAAGTGGTTTCATCTCTATTCTTGATGTAGCGTATGCTTGGAAGTTAAATGAAACACTTCTATCGAATGTAGAGTATTTGTATGCTTGGTCTGCTCTACCATTATATTGTATACTATCCCAAGAAGGTGAGAATGTATCTGATATACCGCTAACAGTTCCTCTGAACTGAATTCTATCTCCTCCATTTTCATTGGTAACCCAAAAATGAACTAAATCATTTAATTCACCACTACCGATGGGACTCGCAGTAACCTTATCGTATCTATCACTATTACCCTCATGCTCTTCTGTTCTCCACCATTCAGTCCGATTCTCTGTTTCTGATATTTTACCTGGAGTTGGAAAGTTAACTCTTTTGTTTATATTGTACTCACTATAATCATCAGATTTTGCAATATCCTTTTGTTTACCATCCAACAAACTTCTGAAGTCTATCGTTGGTGAATTGGGAATTCTATCGGGTAGTTTTCCATATGCTACCGTTTCATACTTTTTGATAGTATCTGTATCTGTTTTTAGGTTTACACCACCACCAGTTTCGTTAGGTTGTGATGTTAGTCCAAAATCTGTGTACTCATCTGTACCTGCAACAGGTAAATCATCTTTGTATGTATCAAAAGTACCTAAAGTCTGTGCTTTCAGTCCCAAAGGTTCATATGTCTGAGTGTAGTCAGCGGTATCATTACCCGACTTTTGAGATGAGTTGTTGATCGTATTTTCATACCTCGTAGTGGTTGTTACACCAATCCCATAAACAGAATCAAAACCACCTCTTGTATCTGTCTGACTTATGAATGGTGAACCGACAAATGTGGTAGGTGAAAACAAATCGGTTTTGTATATGTCACTCAACTTATCATAGTAACCACTTATTAATGGTATCTTATATTTACCAGTAACATCTAACCCAAGAATACCACTTCGGTCAGGCCGTAATCCACGATTTTGACCCCCTGCTGCGGTAAGTGTATTTGCTGGTGTAAATACCTTTCCAAATTTTTGACTCCTCTGAAGTCCGACTTGTTTAGCAGTCCAAGTTATACCACGTGGGGTTAATAAGAACTGACTCAATCTGACTACATCTAATGTCGCTCTTTGTGTTGCAGTTACAGCACCACCTCTTATAAATGAGAACGAACCAAACCCTAATGTTTGTGGTTCTCCCTTTTCTCTCTGAATACCGCTCAGTATAAATGGTTGTTTGAATATCGAAGAGTTATGCGAATCTTCTTTCAGATTGAATTTATTATAAGTGGTTTTTAATACCTTATCTGTGTACTCTTTTCCAATACCACTATCATTTTGTGTCGATACTTTGTATTCATTTGATACGAACTTTCCAGTGATTGGAACAATACCATCAAATTGTGTTTGGTCTGGATTTACACCAATAAATTTTGTAGATTCTACACCACCAAAAATCGAAGTGAATCCCTTTGAGTGAATGTCTTGAAAGTAGTTTACATCAGTTGGTGTTGTTGCCCTATCTGAATGATTTGGATTGAAGTTAAATGTAGTTGGTGTTGTTTCACCCTTATCCTTATCACCCTGCACCACTTTGGTTGGGGTGGTTTCTCCTAAAAAGTTAGAACTCCTATCAGATGGAGTTGGTGTTGTTTCACCTAAGAACTGAGATGTTGGTTCTGATGTTGTTGGAGTGGTTTGTCCCAAATACCTTTCTTCCAAACTCATAGGTTTTGGTGTTGTTTCACCTAAGAACTGAGATTGATTATC